TTATTTATTAATTCTTTTATATTTAGCAGTAGTAGATCTTGCTGTTTTTGTTTTTAATTTAGAATATTGTTTCTTCTCTATTTTGTTCTTAATCAAGAATTCATCGATTTTCCCCATTAATTCCAACTCTAATACTTTAAATTCTTTCTTATTTTCTGTGATTAACTGCTCTAGCTTAACATATTGAATTTCTTGATCTTTAATTTTTTCTTGAATTATTAATAAATTTTCTTCTTCCTCTTTTTTTAAACGTTTTTTTAAATTCAATTGTAATTTTGTAATCAAACGGCTAATCATATGCTCTTTGTTATGTTGGTTAAATAGAGTTAAAAAAAATATTAAGGTGAGGAATGCTGCTATCACAGATATTACAAAAAAATGTATTACCATACTGTCTATATTTGCTATATAAAGTGTTAAAACTATGCCAATAGCAAATATTAAGTAATTTATGTTTCTTTTATAATTTTCTTGTATGTCAAATAATTTAGTAAGTAATATTTCAATTTCTTGTATGTTATATATGATATTTAATTTTTCAAAATTATTTTCTGAATCCTTGTTTAAAGCTTTGATATGTTTTGAATTTATATTTTCCACTTTAACAAATTTCAAAAAATCCTCATTTCCATTACTTAAACTCATTATTGTATGTTCCTTTCACAAAAATTAATTATGTACATAGCACTACTATTTCTCTTAAAAGTTCCATATATACTTTTAAGAGCCATTTTAACATTTAAAATTCTTATTTGACAATCAAACAAATTTCGAACTATACTTAATGCAACAAATAAATGAACGTAAAAAAAGCAATTACAACGTGATAAGAGTCGTGCGCCAACACTTCTCATATCGCTTTCCCGTATCTCGTACATACGGTACTAACTTGTCATAACTGCTTTCATTACATTTTAAATTATATCTTCTTAGATGCGGAAACATCTAATTGATATGTTTATCATATAAAGTTTTGAAGAATTTTTCAAGTACTTAATTCTGTAATGAGCAAATTTAAGCATGTTTGTATCGTAAAAAATCGATACAGATGTGCTTTTTTCGTTCTCCAAAAGGAGAAAATAAAAATGACAATATTAACAGCCTACAATCAACAAGTACAGAAATGGACAGCACCACCAGTTAAATCTAAGAAGATGATTCGCCTTACAACTTTTATGGCGAAGTTTGAGGGAATCTTTGAAGCAGTATTTACAGATGCTAAGAAAGCTGTACTAGACGAAATTTTATATTTAACAAGCAATAGTGGCATTGCGACAATCACTGGTAAACGTTTAGTAGAAAAAACCGGATATAAAATCCGTACAGTACGTGCAGCAGTTAAAGCATTAAAAGATTCCGAACAGTTCGTAGTTGCACAAACTGCTAATGGTCGTGCTGGCGCATATATTTTTATCGATAAAGAACACGAAAATTATCCATTGATCATGAAAGACTTATTCGATGTAGATGTAAAGCCAGTTGTCATTGAAACTACTCATGCACATCAAAATACACTACTTGATGCACCTACTGATGCACCTCTTGAAAATATTGAAACGACTGCTACTACTGATGTTGTGGACGAAAAAGAGGACCCTATCTCTTTTAACTCTTTTAACTCTTTTAAAAAAGATTTAAAACCAAAACAAGAATTGGCTTCGAATTTATATGGACAGGTTTGTAAAGAAATGAATGTCGTTGGTAAAGATGAATCCGTAACAGCTGTTATGCGTACGATTGAAAAAGCAAAAAATGATATTGATGGCCTTACAGACGATATTGCATTAGACGCTGTAAAAGAAGCTGTACATAACAAAGCAAATGATGTAGCAGCATATGCTTACAAAGTAATTAAGAATTTAATGAACCATCAACAAAGCCATACAAGCCATTCTAAGCCAGTTCTACAAGTAGATGAATCTAAGTTGCCATCTTGGTTTAAAGACAAGACACACAAAAAGCATGTGGACGAGACTGTATCAAATGAGCAAGCCATTAACTTTGAGGAAGAAGTACGTAAAATTAATGCACAATATAACTTATGACCCTCGTTTGTTATAGCAAAAAAATGATAATATATATAATGTTCTAACACTTTTATTGGAAAAAGGGGAAAAAACATGAAAAAATTATTATTTAGTACGACTGCTTTAACATTAACTGGACTATTGTTAGCAGGTTGTGGAGACGAATCAACTGACGATAAAGGGGAAACAAAGACAGAGCAAACAACTACATCAGTTAGTGACGACAAAGCAAAAGCTGAAGAAACAACAGAAAATACCGAAACAGAAGAAGATGCTTACGTGGAACCAGTTAGTATTTTCGCCAAAGATGCAGAAGCTGTTGAAGATAAAACACTTAAACAAAAAGCTCAATATATCCTTAAAAAATATCCCAACACTTTAGCAAAACAAAGTTTTTACATGGAAGGTATCGCTAAAGAACCTCGTGAATTATATTATGAAGATGACTATCAAAAATTCTTAAAATTTATCATGGAAGACTATATGAGAGGAAATTACAACCAAGTTGATGACCGTAAGGGAGCTCTTATTAAAATCTATTCAGCAAGATTAGTAGAAACACATGGTGATCAAAGTGGATATAAAGAATTAGAGAAATTTGCTAAACGTTATAAAGTAGTCGTTCAAGATTATTATCTTGGCTATGATAAAAAGGATAAAACTAAATCTAGTGTAGAATCACATCGACATGCATTGGACAAATCATTCAAAAATTTAATGGAATCTGCAAAATAAAAAATAATAACCGTCATTGTTTCACATGAAACAATTTATAGAAAAATGTACAAATGTCTTTATGTTTATATAGAATTATGTAAAAATGTAATTTTCTATGTAGACATTTAGGCATTTTTCTATTAATCTATAATTACATATTGGAAATTGGAGGGATTTACGTGACTAAGGTTATTACATTTGCGAACTTTAAAGGCGGCACTGGTAAGACTACCAATAGCACAATGATTGCTTATGAATTAGCTTCAAAAGGCTACAAGATATTATTAGTTGACCAAGATCCACAAGCAAACGCTACGAGCTTATATGCTAAAACATATGAACAAATTACTGGTAGTCGTCCACAATTCAAGAAAACATTAATGGCTGCTATGCAAGATGGTGACTTAAAACAAATCATTACACCCATTAAAGAAAACTTAGATTTACTACCTTCATTCACAGACTTTATCGAGTACCCGGATTTCTTAGAAGATACTTATCCAGGTAAAGATTTACGTCCACAACGAGTGCGTTACTTTGCACAGTTATTAGAGCCGATTAAAAGTGCTTATGATTTTGTATTTATCGATGTGCCACCGACTGTCTCGGTCTACACAAAAGGTGCTCTATACGCATCGGATGCTGCAGTAATCGTATTGCAAACACAAGAACGCTCACTAGACGGTGCTGAAAACTTCTTAACAGAGCTACAGCGCTTAATCGATGAACAAGGACATTTTGTAGACGTAGTAGGAGTTTTACCGGTCATCTTGAAAAAAGGCGGTAAAGTGGACGAATACGCATTAGAATCAGCAAAAGAAATCTTTGGTGAGGAAAATATCTTCCACAATGTAATTAAACATATGGATCGCTTAAAACGTTGGGACGTATCTGGAATTACAGAAGATGAAAAAGATGTACATGATAAACGTACTCATGCAATTTATCAAAAGCTATCAGACGAATTTATTGAGCGTGTAAACGCATTAGAAACACAGGGGGTATAAATATGGCAGGACTAACTAGACGACCAGTGAGCGAAGATGTATTCGCTGAAACAGCAACGAAGAAAGAAGTTACACCAGCAACACCGATTGTGGAAGAAAAGAAAAAAGTAGAAGGTAATGTATCAATCAAAGTTTCACCTAGCACACGAGCAACACTAAATGCAGTGAAAGATTTTAAATCAGCAAAGAATGTGGATGAACTGATTAATGAAATGTTACAAAAAGAATTAGCTACATTTGACGCTGCTACACAAAAGGCAATTGAAATTATCGCTAAATCAAAAATGTAAAAAGACATTTTTACATTTATGTATAAATAGATAAATGTAAAAATAGAAAAGGGCCTAGCTTTTGTTTATAAAGCTAAGTCCTTTTTTCTTTTTATATCGAGTGGATCTAATATGATTAAATAATCTTCGTAGAAAACATCTTGTCCATATTGCTGGCGGTAATGGACTAGACATTCTTCCAAAAAATCTGGAACGATTTCAAGATGAGCACATATTTCTTCCACAGTTGTTATGTATTTTTCATAGCATTCTATTAAATCGTCTAACGTGACAATTTTTTTATATCCCCAACGACGGGCAATAATTTCTAGCTTTTTATTTTGAACATTTGTTAAATCAATAATATCTCCGGCCGTTGTTTCGTAATGTCCGATTTCTTCTGCTAAAACGGAATGGTATTCATTTTGTGTAAGGTTAGCGTTTAGCAAAATGCCATGAAATGAAGTATAGATTCCAGAAAGACCAATTGGCATTCTCTTATCAATTGTTATTGGTACTCTCTTATAATATTCATCTACTAAAGACTCGAATTTATTCATTAGATTAGCCCACCTTTATTAATGACGTTTAGACTTTAAGAACTCTATATATTTTTTTATGTCGTCCATTTCATCTTCTGTTACATCATCTTTGATATGGGCTGCTATCGTATGTGTTTCTTTTTCTTCACAATTTTGGTCTATTACTGATCGTATTTTAGTTCGATTATTCAAGTAATCTAAAGATACATTAAAGTACTCTGCTACTTTCAATAAGTTGTCATTTTTAGGGGAAACTTTATCCCATCTTCTAATTTGACCGTTAGAAATTCCAATTCTTCGTTCTAACTCTGCAAATGTAATATTTTGTTCATCGCATAATTTTTTAATTTTTTCTACTAAACCCATGTTTATCAACCTTTCATGAGCCTATAAGAAAACAAAAAATAGCATTTAAGTTAATAAAAATTTGACTTTTAGCATAAATGCTATTATACTTTTCTCATAAGCTAATTGTTTAGCTAAAAAAGAGTACAAAAAAGGAACTACAATAAATCATTTGAGCATTTGGCGGTGCGGAACATTGATTTAATAGTATTTGTAGGTCTTGTTTAACTGTGCTTTCATAATAGCATTTATGCTAATTTAAAACAATAGCATTAGCTAATTTATTATCTATTTACCCAAAAAAATGAACTGTTTAATCCTAAAAATAAAATATTTATTAAAAATCGAGGTGTACAAAGAAATGTCAATAGAATTAGCGGTACGTGTTAGGGCTGAATTATACAAAAAGAAGATGTCACAAAATGATTTGGCAAAGATCATCGGAATTTCTGGAGCCTATCTTACAGATATTTTGAAAGGCCGTAAAGATGGACCAAAAGCGCAAGAACATATTAAACATATTAAAAAAATCTTAGATATTAAGTGAGGTAATTACGATGGAAACTAAAGAACAATACATGGTAACTCCAGTAATGGATTTTGCAGAAACAGTGAAAATGGTTGAGGAAATGAAAAAGAATGCAGAAGCAAACGTAGCATTCGCTAATCAATTAAAAGCAAACATCGTTACGCTACAAGAAAGCGTTCAACAGGACGTTGCTTCATATAGTAATAAAACGTGTCATCATCTCACTGCTAATCAGAAACGCGCCAGAGCAATCGAAATGGCGAAAGAGTTTGTGGAAGATTCATTAGAAACATTTTCATGGATGAATGAAATAACCAGCAGTGAAACAACGATTGATTCAGAAAAAAGAAAAGTGAAATTTGAATTAAGTCTTGTAAACGGAAAGCGAAAAGGAAAAGCAAAGTGTAAAAAAGGTGAAGTGTTTAATGAACACATCGGTGAAGCAATTGCACTGGCAAAAGCATTAGACATCATTGAAAAATTACCACCAGACATTTTAAAGGCCGTACAACCAGATAGTATGGTTCCTGGGCATGTTATTTATCCTGGCGATGATACAGAGATAGAAGTTATTACAGGCCGGAATTGGAAAGGTGAATGCTATACAGGTGATATTCATTGCTATATGGACCATTCGCTTTCGGAAGGTTTAAAAATCATCGATGACACAAACGCAGATTACTCATTACAAGGAGGTGAGAACTAATGAAATCAACAGGTATCAATCGCAAAATTGACGAGTTAGGTCGAATCGTATTGCCAATTGAATTACGTCGTTCACTAGGATTAGAAGTTAAAGATCCAGTAGAAATTTTCACAGAAGAAGATCGAATCATCTTACGTAAATATGCTGCAAGTAACGCGTGTGTAGTAACTGGTGAAGTATCGGATGAAAATATTATGGTTGCTGGTAAATGGTTTAGTCCAGAAGGTATTAAAAAAATCTTAACTGTAGCTGAAGCTGCTAAATAGGAGGTTCACAATAATGTATCCAATTTACGTAAACGATGAAGGTAGCTTTGAAGTCACAGAAATCTCATATGACCATGAGGGTTGTATCAACAAACTTACATACCGTTTAGATAACGGTAAATTAGTCTTTGTAGATGACAATAATTACATCATGAAGATGGATCATAACGAACATGCAGATTTAAATAATGCAGTTATCTGGCATGGTCAAAATGAAAAAACTATAGCAAAAGTTACTCAGATGATTGAAACCAAAACTAATGAGCATAACGAATTGGCACATAAAATTGTTGAGTCTGAAGATGGTCATATTTCGGTTAAACGTCGTGACGAATATCATGAAGTTGCTGGTATGCTTGCTGGATTATATGAAGTATTAAAAGTGGTGGAATGATATGGGATGGCGCAATGAAAACAAAAACGCACCTATAACCATTCAACGGAAAAATGAAAAGGAATTACAAGTTGCGATTGCAGACTTAGAAGAACGTGGTTTTGAACTTGTTAGAGTTGGCGTGTATTTAAATGAAAAGAAAAATTTTGAATACAAACAAAGTTCACTTCAATGTTTCAATAAAAGTGTTTTCGCTGGTACGGTTTCTTTTCCAAAACATTTTGCAGTGTTAAAAAGAAAAAAGCCTGAAACGATTGCAGTCGTAACAGGCAGTTAAGAAAATATTTTACACATTAAATATATAAGAGGTGAACCATAATGGCAACACTTTATGCATTAACAGGTGATTTACTTCAAATTCAGCACATGATTGAGGATGGCATGGATCTAGGCGACACGCTCGAATCAGTCGAACTTGAAGTAGCTGATAAATTAGAAGGCTATGCAATGGTTATCAAAAATATACAGTCAGATATTGATGGTTTAAAAGCAGAAGAAAAACGTTTGTCTGAACGGAGGCGCTCACTAGAAAATAGTGTGAAACGCATGAAAGAGGCTATGTCGTCAACACTTGAACTCGTAGAAGATGATGACAAAGGAAAGAAACGTGTTAAAACTGATAAATTCAGTTTTTACTTTATCGAACGTGCGTCAGCAGTTGTGGAAGATGTAAATGAGCTACCGATTAATTTCATCAAAACTGAAATTAAAGCAGATAGCAAAGCATTAACCGAGTATTTAAAATCGGGCAACGAAGTAAAAGGCGCGACGCTAAAAGTTAATAAATCATTATCTATTCGTTAATAGGAGGGGAAATTTTGTCTAAAAAATTACTTAATCAAAAAGAACAACATTATGCAGATACACGCGAAGAAGCAGAAGAAATTGTAACTGCTGCAAAAGAAAAAGATGCACTGGTAATGAATAAAATCAGTGAGAAGTACAACAAATACGGTCAATACTTTTTAGTGGATTTAACCTTCCATTTTGGTACACCAAAGGAAATCATGGAAGATGCTCGTCCACAAGATGATGTAGTAGACGGTCAAATGAATATTGATGATGTGGAAGATACACCAGGTGAACTCGCTGCAGAAGATAAAGCTCCATTTTAGAAGGTAGGTGAGATAAATGAATGAATTTGAACCACAGCTCGCGAAACGTGAGAAACAAAAAGCATTAATTGGTATCACTGGTCCATCGGGTTCTGGTAAAACAGTCGGTGCGCTATTACTTGCGTATGGAATGATGAAGGAAGCGTACCCGAATTTATCAGAAGAAGAATTGTGGAAGAAAATTGGCGTAGCTGATACCGAACATAGACGTGCTAAAACATATGAAGGTCAAATATTCGGTGATGTGAAAATCGGTCAGTTCTTTCACATAGATTTTAAACCGCCTTATAACACCAGTCGTTATACATCCGCAATAAATGCACTCATAAAAGCTGGATGTGAAGTAGTTATTACAGATTCGCTATCACACCAGTGGCAAGGTGAGGGCGGTGTAGTCGAAACGCATGGTCAAATGTCCGGCAACAGCTTTCAAAACTGGGGAAAGTTAGCAGTAGAAAGTACAACGCTTGTTAAATCATTAACATCTTCACCAATTCATATGATTACCACAATGCGTGTCAAAACAGACTATGCAATGGTCCAAGAAGATGGAAAAACAAAACCAGTGAAAGTGGGTATGAAGCCAGTCCAAAAAGACGACATGGAATATGAGTTTGATACAGTTTTCAACATCAATATGGACCATGAAGCATCGATAAGTAAAGATACATCGAATTTATTTGATGGAGAATTTGTTCTTGATGAAATGGTTGGCGCGAAGATATATCGTTATCTGGAACTAGGTATCGATATTCAAGCTGAAGAACGAGCAAAACAAGCGAAGTTGGAAGAAGAACGAAAAGTAATGGTTAAAAAGATTCGTGATATGGCAAACACTAACGTTGAAGCACAACAAGTCGTGACGCAATGCGAATTTAAAACAAACCGTTCACTAGAAGATTTCGATTATAAATTTACTGCAAGAGTAGCAGAATTAATTAAAGAAAAGGGAGTCGATTTAGATGTTTAAAATTGATCATGAAAAAGCAGGAAACGAATTCGAATTAGTATCACCAGGGGATTACGAAGTAGTAGTACACAACTTTGAAGCAAAGCAATCTTCAACAGGTAAAAATATGATTTCTGTAGATTATGAAATTCGAGCAGATGTAGATCAACCACATGCAGGTCAAAAGATTTTATTTGATAACTTTGTTGTTGGAGAAAAAACGGAGTGGCGTTTCCAAGCAATTTCAAAGGCAGCACAATTCCCACAAGGTATGGAGTTTAAAAATTATCAAGAATGGGCTGAAACATTACTTGGTAAACATTTAATTATCAAAGTTGGGCACCGTAAGTACAACGACAACACGTACGCGGAAGTAAAAGGATTCAAAGAATCGAAAATTGGTGCGCCAGGCAAAACAACTGTTTCAGATGATGACCTTCCTCCATTCTAGGCAGTGCCTAGTACAACCAAAAAAGGAGTCTAGCGATAGGCTTCTTTATTTTTGCTAAAAATGAGTAATTTAAAGGGTGAAAACAATGAGAGAGCATTATAACTTCAACGAAATTCCAAATGATTTAAAAATGCGCAGTCAATGGATTTTGTGGAAGTACGAAATTGTTGAAGGACGTAAAACAAAAGTACCGTATCAAGTCAGCGGTGAAAAGGCACAAGCAAGTAATCGTCGCACGTGGTCCTCATTCGCTGCAGTCATGAAATTTTATATGCGTGATGATTATTACGACGGTATCGGTTTTGTATTTAGCAAACAAGATGATTATATCGGCATCGATATCGATAAATGCGTTGAAGATGAAAAAACTAATGTATTTGCTACCGAAATTATCGATACATTAGACAGCTACACAGAATTTTCACCAAGCGGTACAGGCATCCATATTATTATTCGCGGTAGCCTTCCACAATCGGTTCTAGGCACCGGTCGCAAGAATGTAAAGCATGGATTAGAAGTTTATCAACATGGCCGTTTTTTTACTTTCACAGGTAATACAGAAAGTTCAAATGGAATTTATGAGCGTACAGATGAATTAGCAGAAATATTTGAGCAATACTTTGATGACTCGGATATTCAAGGACGCGTGAATCTTGCAGAGTTCGATAAAGATGAAATTAACTGGTCCAACGATGAATTATGGGAGAAAATGTTCCGCAGTTCTAACGGTGATGAAATCCGAGCATTGTACGATGGCCAACTGTTAAGTGGTGACCATTCTAGTGATGATATGGCATTGTGTAACCATTTAGCATTTTGGACAGGTAAAAGTGCTACACGAATGGACGCAATGTTTCGTGAGTCGGGTTTGAATCGTGATAAGTGGGATCGCATTACTTATGGCGACACAGGCGAAACGTATGGAGAGCGCACAATCGCAAAAGCAATAGCTTCTACACCTTCCACAATCTTAGACAACATAACACAGTACGATGATTTCACTTTTAACATTACTGGGGAGTCTGTGGATGATAAGCGAGTAGAAGAAGTAATAAAAGAAAAGAAAAAATTTCGTTTAACAGAGCTTGGCAATGCTGAACGTATCGCTTTTGAATATGGACACATTATTAAATATGTTTCTGAAATTGGCTGGATGTTATGGGATGGCAAGCGCTGGAATGTTGATAACAAAAAAGAAATCGAACGGATCACAGCGAAGGTGCTACGTGGTTTGTACAAATCAGACGACGAGGGCGAGCAAAAATGGGCGAGATATTGTGAAAAGCGAAATATTCGTATGAACAGCATTAAGGATTTAATGCCACTTGTACCCGGAGAACGAGAAGAATTTGATAAGCATGATTATTTATTGAATGTGCAAAATGGTGTGGTTAATTTAAAAACAGGTGAGCTCATGCCACATGACCGTAATCTGCATTTAACTAAAATTGCAAATGTTGAATTTATCAAAGATGCAGAGTGTCCGAATTGGCTCAAATTCTTAGATAGCATTTTCTTAGGTGATAAAGAGCTGCAGGAGTACATGCAACGTCTTGTTGGTTACAGCTTAACTGGTGACATTTCGGAACAAATTATGATGTTCCTTGTGGGTGGTGGTTCAAATGGTAAATCAACATTTATTAATACAATTAAAGATTTGGTCGGTGACTACGGTAAACAAGCCAAGTCCGACACGTTTATCAAAAAGAAGGAAACAGGCGCAAACAATGACATTGCCAGATTGGTCGGCTCACGCTTTGTGTCAGCGATTGAATCAGAAGAAGGCGAGCGTCTAAGTGAAAGTTTCGTTAAGCAAATTACAGGTGGAGAGCCAGTGCTAGCACGATTCCTACGACAAGAATTTTTCGAGTTTATACCAAATTTCAAGGTATTTTTCACGACAAATCATAAGCCTATTATCGGTGGCCTTGACGAAGGTATTTGGCGACGAGTGAAGCTAATTCCCTTTAATCTCAATTTACCGTCACACCTACGCGATAAAAAGTTACCAGAAAAACTATCACTCGAAATGCCAGGCATCTTAAATTGGGCAGTCGAAGGCTGTATTAAATGGCAGCAGTCGGGATTGAAAGAACCGCGCGTAGTAGCAGAAGCTACAGGTAACTATAAGCAAGACATGGATATATTAGGACCGTTTTTAGATGAATGTTGCTACATCGAAAAAAACAATGATGACATTCGCATTGAAGCAAAGGAATTGTACAAAGTGTATGCAGATTTTTGCTTTTTATCGAGTGACACATGCGTTAAAAATCGTGCATTTTATCGAATGCTAGAAACTAAAGGATTTGAACGAAAGCGCGGAAATTACAATAAATATTTCTTTCATGGAATTACACTTCATGAACGAGCGCCATCAAATTCTGTTACTAAAAATGAAAATATGATACCAAACCATAGTTCAAAAGACACAAAATTCATAGTTAGATAACATTTTGATACTTTTAGTAACACACTTCAATCCCTTGTGGCTCTAAGGTTTGTTATTACTTTTGTTACTTTTGTTACTGTTTTTTAGTATAAATAAAAAAATAAAAAATAATAAATATATATATATAGGGCGCTTATACCCCACAGCAGTAACACCAGTAACAAAAAACGTTCAATCCCTTGTGGCTCTAAGATTCATGGCTGTTATTAAAAGTAACAGTTTAGTATCATGATGATTTTTAGTAACAAATAAATTACAGAAATTAGGTGAAAACATGAATTATTTAGAGGTTTTATCAAAAATATGGAAAAGTGGCGCAGAAATGAAGCTACTCAACACAGGCGAGATTGAATTATTGCATGCTGATCGTGTGCCATCTGAAACTATGAATGCTGCAGAATTAGTTTTTGACGAAATTGAAGCATGGTTTAAATCGTGGACCAGCGCAACAGCAATTGAAAAAACAATGCGGAATATCTTACTTCAATATTGTGGATGGACTCGAAATACAAAAATCGAAAATTGGTTAAATGCAGAAGAATCGAAAACATTTTTAGTTCATGACTGGACAGTACTATTAGCTAAAAATGGTTGGACGAATATTTATGACGATTATCGCCAGTATGAAAATGGCGAATCGAACAAATTAGCAAAAGAAATTTATGACAATGCATGTGAGTACATGAAAAGGGTGACTGAAAATGAATAAGTATGAATTTTTGTATGAGATTGCTGTCTTTATTTTTTGCATCTCGATGGCCATTATATTTTTAGTTTTGGAGGTTAATGAATGACAACAGCACATTACAAATATACAAAAACTGAAATCGATAAAATCGTGAAATCCATGAAGATTGTTATCGATACACGCGAAAAAGCTAACGAGCATGTGCGTGAATATCTAGCAGGTAAAGGCGTATCGTTCATTAGTCGTAAATTAGACACTGGTGATTATTCAGCTGTCATACCACGCAATCCTGAACTCGGCATCATGCGAGATATTTATTTAGACGCATGCTTGGAACGCAAGAACAGCATCGATGAAATCACAGGAAATTTACAAAAAGACACGGAAACAGCATTTGAAAATGAGTTAAGGCGTTCCCAGGATAAGCCGTTTGTATTGGTTGTGGAAGATGCCAAAGGTTACGAAAAAATCTTACTTGGTAAATATCGCAGTAAATACGAGCCGAGAGCGTTACTTGGTCGCTTAAAAGCATTTGAAGCACGTTACAATTTTTCAATTGTTTATTTAGATAAAAAATACATGGGCAATTACATTTATCATCATTTCTTATATCACGTTAAGGAGTATTTAAAAAATGGCGTAGGGATTGATTTTGATAGTGTGGAAGGTGGAGAAGAATAATGACAACAGAAGAACACATCTTAGCCAATCCAGTATTACGTGCTGTACAAGACGTATTGGATAACCAAGTAGCAAAAGGTCATGCAAAATATGGCACTACGGTTAATCCGCAAGATTACACAACGCAACAATGGATTAATCATGCCAGTGAAGAAGCGATGGATTTTGTAGTTTATTTACAAACATTAGCAACGAAAATGGACGACATGCAGCATCGATTTAATGAAATGCAAACGGCTTTAAAAATGATTTTAGATGACACAGTAACAGTTACAGATTATGAAGAAACAATTCATAATGTCCGTTATATTGCACAACAAGCACTTAATGAGCAACACATTTTACACCATCTTGAATAAGTGAATAATTCTATATATGCCTAAATGGAAAAATAGAAAAATGCCTAAATGTTTAAATGGAGAAAGAGGGAAAATATGAATGAATTAGTATATCTAGTAGAAGAATGGTCAAAAGATAAAGGGTTAAATAATGCGGATCCAACGAAACAATTTTTAAAAGTGTCGGAGGAATCTGGTGAAATTGCTGCGGCAATGGCTCGTGGTCAACATGAAGAACTGAAAGATGCGATTGGTGACACAATCGTGACTTTAATTATTTTATCGCAACAGCATGGATTAACTGTGGAAGAATGTCTGGCACAGGCATATGGCGTGATTAGTAAACGTACTGGCAAGATGGTCAATGGTGTATTTGTTAAATCAGAGGATTTATAGGCAAATAAAAAAGCCACCGATTAAGGCGACTTGATATGTATCATTAGGGATTACATCCCTAAAGCTAACCAAAACACAACGCGTACCAAAAGCCACATATGTACGTCAAACTCAAGCTCAAAAGAGAATTTGAACTTCACGCTATCACCCCCAATTGTTTTTTGTGTTTCTTTAAGTGCTCTATTATCTATACAATATAGAGCTCTTCTCTTCGAAAACTTAATTGGATTAAAACATTAAAATTCATGTTACATCTTTTAGTTGTGATCAGTAACTAATGACCGATTAGCGAAGAGTCGCTTAACCCTCTTGTTTGTAAGAGAAAAAACATAACAATTTTGGTTTGGGGGTGATATTCAGTTAGGACTAATATAGTCACTTATAATTGTATTTCAAAAAACAAGCAAATACTACAATAAATTTCCATTATTTAAAGGTGGTTAATACATGGAAAATCAAAAATATACAAATGAAGATTATGAGCGTGAATTACAAGAACGTTATTATGACGTTCAACGCAAATCATTATTAGCTAGACAATTTATTGGAAGTGGAATGGGGCTTAAAGCATCTGTTCGAAAAGCAAAGAAATTTGAAAGGAGTGTACATAGTGCAATTAAACAAAGTAACGGTTAAACAACTAGAAGACTATTGGATAAATCACGATGATTACAAAAAGCAATTGTACTATCGTGAACTTGAAGTGTTGCATCCGTATCGTGAGAGCGACAGCAACATTGGTGGAGGTAAGAGTAATCGCACGAGTGACACAACAATGGTCAAGGCGGCAGCACTAACGGATGATGCACGTTATCAGCATTTAAAGAAGATAGTAAATGTTGTGGAAGATATATATGAAGAATTAGATGATGACCAGAGAACAATTGTTGACATGCGATACTTTGAAAAAGACGAGTGTTACGAATGGGTAGATGTAGCAGATAAGCTATACATGTCTGTGCAACGTGTACTACGTAAACGTAATCGTATTATTGATAAGACAGCCGAACAATTGGGATGGTTGTAAGCGTAATTGTGGCATATAGCGAATTACGCTAAGAAACAGTGTAAATTGATATTATAGAAAAAATAAAGAAAAGCCAAAGTAATTAACGAGCACTTTATTCTTTTCTAGCATTCTATCTCGTGAGTACATTCACAACAATCAAGTGCCTAGTAACCATTTGATTGTGTACTCATTCAAGTGTATAAGGTGAGTTCATGTCATGTAAATCCTCCAAGTTTGCGAACGTGTAACTGTTATAAAGGCGAGTACGCACTACCTTGTACACTTGTATGAGTATATAGATTGTTACTCAAAGTTATGTAAATACTTTTCCCAGAAGGTTGGTGATTCCTTTTGCTTTATCCATTCGATATGAATAGAAAGTGAAGGTGATCAATAGCTATCTCGTTTAGTACACGTTACGTACTACTAATTAAATAGGTGAGTTGAGCATAGCAGCAGGACTCTCGATACTAAGGCCACATACCTTTCACGTATGATGGTCTTTTATTATGCAATTACATTTGTACATATAGACATTAATGTATAAATGTAAATATAGAATTATAGATAAATGGATAAGGAGTGTAGAAGATATGACGAATACTTATTTAGTAGCATTAGTAGATAGTGAACGCTTTTCTGTAGATGATATCGTACGACTTGATGATACAAATAATACGTACTCATTCTACGATTCATTAGGCAATATTGTTTATTCAGTTCCTTTTGTTAGAGTAGAAGGTATTTGGTTGAGTACCATCGACTTTACAAACGATATCAAAGCAGAAGGCAGTGAATAGTATTGGGTTATGTCAAAGGCAAGAAAGCCAATCCATTTTACTTATCACGTGCATGGAAAGATAAACGACTTGAAATCTTGGAACGTGATAATTACGAATGTGTCATGTGCAAATCAGAAGGTCGTGTTACTACACGAAATGATGCAATATTAGAAGTTGACCATATTCAAGAATTAGATGATTATCCAGAGCTTGCACTGGTCGATGAAAATTTGCGTACGCTTTGTCGCAACTGTCACAACAAAAGGCACAAACGATTTGGATTTACACCAAAGAAAAATAAATGGGCAGACGATGAAATTTTTGATTAAAAAAAGCCTAACTATTTAGTGAAATATTTTTTATTAGTTAGAATTATTATATAGGCTATATAACTAGAGGTGAGGTTGTGGCAAAACGATTAACAAAAGAACAAAAAGCTGAACGTATTAATACTATTATTTATTTGCGTGACGAAGGGAAAACTAGGAAAGAAATAGCTGAACACCTGAATATATCTTTTGGTTCTCTTAAAAACTTAATTAGATCTAACAATATTTCTTTCTCTATTAAATTAAATAAACAATGTAAGCATTGTAACAGAATGTATACTACAAAAAATAAGCTGAAAGAATATTGTTCAAGTAGTTGTTTTGATAAAGGCTATAACAAAACTAAGAGATCTAGAAGAGAACGAAAATGTATACAATGTGGTGAGGTGTTTTCTCCTAAGTCAGAGAAAACTATATATTGTTCAGAGAATTGTCGTGAAGAATCAAGGGAATGTACACGAATAGAAAAAGAACTACAATTAGAATCTCAACGTAAGTTAAAGGCAATCAATAGATTAATAAAAGCATTGAATAAAAAAAATAGTAAAGTAAAAGAGTGTAAATATTGTGGAGAAAAGTATTTTCGTATCAAATATATTAGTGGAAATTCTTATTGTAGTGATGAATGCAGAAAACAAGGATTGAAAGAGTTACGAAAGAAATATCCCAAGTCGAAACGAACGTCTAAAGATAGACGTTGGACATTAAATGGCAAAGCAGACTATTCAATAAATATCGATAAATTATACGAACGTGATGAAGGCTGTTGCCATATTTGTGGAGAACGTACAAACTTAAATGACTATGTCGTAACAACAGAAGGATACTTCATAGCTGGCAATGATTATCCATCAATTGACCATGTAATTCCAATTGCAAAAGGTGGATTACATCAATGGGATAACGTAAAACTTGCACATAGAATTTGTAACTCGATTAAAAAGGATAAATTATCTTGGAATAACTCCCCGCCTTTTTAGGTTTGGGGTTATTTTTTTAGCGGGTTACCGGTGGGTGGGCTGTACTGTCCAAATTTTTCTTTAAATGCACTCATATTAGGGGTGCTACATAAAAGCTACGAGGGGGGAGGGGTGTAAATGGATTTAGATAATATCAAAGAGCAGCTAATGAGTCGCATCGATCAAGACGACTTGCTGGAAGTAAATAAAGTTGAGCGCATGATTGGGTTCATGAATGATTTGCAGAAATGCGATGAAAAAATTGAAGCTGAAGGGATTTCACAAATTACGGAAAATGGTTCCCAGCGCTTTAATAAGAGCCATCCGTTGTTAAATGAAAAGATTAAAATTAATGGCCAGCTTATCGCATTAGAAAAAACAATCAACTTTATCAGTGAAGGTACTGCTGCTACTGCTAATGATGTGGAAGTATCGGAGAGTGATTTAATTTGATTGTAAATAAGCATGTTGCTAACTATATCCAGTTGTATCATGACGGAAAAATAAAATTAAATAAAGAACGTATCATGTTAATTAACTACTTAGAGAAATATGTATTTAGTCGTGATGATATTTATTTTGATGATGAAATGATAGAAAATGCTATTCGTTTCACTGAAAAATGGTACTTCAAATTAACTGATACAGATAAATTTTTGTACGCGTTTGTTTTCTTGTTTTTTAAAGAGAACGGGCGCGTTTTTTATCGCAAATCTTTATGGCTGGTTGCACGTGGTTTCGGTAAGAATGGTAAAATTTCAGCTTTATGTAATTTCCTTATCAGTCCATTGCATGGCATCGATGAATACAATATTTCATTAGTAGCCAATTCAGAAGAACAAGCACGAACAAGTTTCGATGAATGTTACAACGCAATTGGTCGCGGTGGCGCATTAAGCAAAATGTTTAAGCGTACGAAAACACAAATCGTTTCAAATAAAACATATGCGATTTTGAAATACCGAACTTCAAACGGTGAAACAAAGGATGGTCTGCGTGATGGTGCAGTCGTATTCGATGAAATACATCAATACGAATCAAACAAAGATGTTGCCGTCCACATTTCGGGTTTAGGTAAGAAAAAGAATCCACGTGAATTTTACATCGGTACAGATGGTTATGTGCGTGATGGATTTTTAGATGGCATGAAAGAGCTTTCGTTAAAAGTGTTAAAAGGTGAAGCACGTGTAAATGCGATATTTCCATTCATCTGTAAAATCGACAATGAGGATGAAGTTAATAATCCGAATGCATGGGAGAAAGCCAATCCGATGCTTTGCCATCCACGCAATGAGTATGCGAATGAATTGTATGCAACGATTTATGAAGAATATGAAAACTTGCAAGATGATCCGTCAACGTATGAAGAATTTATCACTAAACGTATGAACTTGCCGAAAGTGGATTTAGAAAAATCGGTAGCAAAAGAAGAAGAAATTCAAGCTACAAATCGTCCATTGCCAGAGTATAAAGGTAAAGAAGTAATTGGCTGTATTGATTTTGCCAGTATTCGCGATTTCACAGCATGTGGCTTACTGTATCGTGACAACGAAGATTATTGTTTTGATACACATTCATTTGTCCGAAAAGAATTTGTAGATAAGTTTTATGGCTATTCGATGAAGCAAGATGAATCTAAGAAAGAAAAGTTCGCGCCTATTCGGGACTGGGAACAACAAGGGTTATTAACTGTCTTGGATGAACCCACAATCGATGTAAAAAAAGTAGTTGGTTGGTTTGTGAAGCAGCGTGAGCATTGCTACATCAAAAAAATTATTGCCGATAATTTTCGAATGGAGTTATTACGTTCTGAATTTGAAGCAAATGGTTTTGAAGTTGAAGTAATTAGAAATCCACGTGCGATCCACTCGTTACTGGCACCACGTATTGAAACAGCTTTCGCTAATCATCATATTGTATTTGGTAATAATCCTTTAATGCGTTGGTATACACGTAATGTGTTGGTCAAAACAGATGGAAAAGGAAATAAAACGTATGAAAAGAAAGAGCCTATTCGACGTAAAACAGACGGGTTCCAATGCTTTGTGCATGGTATGTATAGAGCAGACGAAATATTAACGATTGATATTAGTAGTGAACTTGATGCATTGAGCGCACTCAACTTCTAACTACTACAACTGTGGAAGGGAGGTGAGGGAAATAGGATTTATTAGTGATGTTTTAAAAAGGAATAGTGAGCTTGAATGGTTATACGATTTAGAGTTTGCTGTAGATATTGAACAAAAGACATATCTAAAGGAATTAGCAATTGAAACTTGCTCTAACTTTATAGCTCGTACCATTTCACAGACTGATTTTAGGCACATGAAAGATAAAAGAAAACATGAAAAAGGTTGGAATTATCTTTTAAATGTTCGGCCCAATACAGATATGAGTGCTTCAGATTTTTGGCAAGCAGTTGTAAATAAATTGATTCGTGAAAATGAAGTGCTTATTATTCCATACGAAAATCAAATGTTAATTGCTGATAGTTTTTACAGACGCGAATATGCTTTGTTCCCAGATGTATTTGAAAATGTGACAGTTAAAAATTTCACCTTTAATAATAAAACTTGGGATATGGATGATGTGATTTATTTAACCTACAACAATAATCATTTGTCAGGATTTTTAGATGGTCTTACAAAAGATTATGCAGAGCTTTTCGGTGCGTTAATTACAGCGTCCAAACGAAGTTACCAGGTACGTGGTTCAATTAACTTTGACTCAATTCAATCATTAAGCGCTGAAAAACAGCAGTCTTATATTGATAAGATTTTAGGAACCGTTAAAAATTCAGTGACAGCAATCTTTCCTTTATCAAAAGGTATTGAGTACAAAGAATATTCAAATGGCAGCGTAAAAGGTCCATCACTTGAAGATGTTGAAAAAGTTAAACGTGCATTGATTGATGATGTGGCCAACATCTTAGGTATACCAATTAATTTGGTTCATGGTGATGTGGCGGATCTCGAAGGTGCGATGAAAGCTTATATTAAATTTTGCATTGGTCCACTTCTTAAAAAAATTCAAGATGAATTAAATGCGAAGTTAGATTTAGGAGCGAACGAATATATTGATGTTAAAGGCATCACTAACAACAACATTGTCGATAAAGCTGAAGCAGTCGATAAATTAGTTGCTAGTGGTGCTTTCACACGTAATGAAGTTCGTGAGTTATTTGGATTTGAACGAGCAGATGATGAAGAACTTGATAAATATGTAATCACTAAAAACTATGAAACTGTGGAAGATTCCGCAACGAAGGGAGGTGAAAAAGACAATGAAGCATAAAATCAAAGGTGACATCACTTCATGGAATGGGAGCATTTATGATTTCAATTCTAAGATGCGTAATGTGAAGGATGATGAAGATATTGAATTAGAAATCAATTCATATGGTGGCGATGTTTTTGCTGGTATCGATATTATGAATACCCTACGAGGTCATAAAGGCAACGTAACAATTACCATCACAGGTATTGCTGCATCTGCTGCATCAATCATTGCAATGGGAGCAAACAAAATCAAAATGTATGCTAACACTCAACTTATGGTCCACAATGCGTGGACAATGGTAGCTGGCAATGCAAAACAATTACGTAAAGTTGCTGATGATTTGGATTCGATTGGTGAATCAGTTTTAGCGTCATATACACATCGTGTAGATGCAAAAACAGTAAAAAAGCTACTCGATGAAGAAACATACTTATCTGCAGCGAAAGCAAAAGAGCTTGGGTTCATTGATGAAATTGTGGAAGGTACAGCTGAAGCAGTTGAATCAGAAGTTTTCCAAGATAAAGCAACAGAATTTAATAATGCTTTAGGTAGTAATGATTCAAAGGAAAATGAATACATCACAAAAAATGAATTGAAAGCATATTTTGATGAACTTAAAGGCACAATTCAAAATACACAAAAAGATGACAAGACTTTAGAAACGCCAGCACCAGTTGCTGCATCTAAACGTCGTGTCATTTTTTAATACAAAAAACAAGGAGGTCATCTAAAGATGGCATTTAAATTAGACAATCATACAGACTCGTATGAAAACGCAAAACAAAACTATGCAAACGTAGTGAAAAACGAAACATCAACACCAGAAGAAGTTGAGCAAGCATGGACTGTTATGCAAGATTCATTAGTAGATTCTTTAACTTCTCAAATCACACAAGGTGTAGCTGCACAAAATCATGATCAAACAGTTTTAGCTGGTCGCGGTGCAAATGTATTAACATCTGAAGAACATAAATTCTTTGCAGCTGTTCAACATTCAGCAGGATTTGAAGATGATTTAATTCTTCCAGAAACAGTTGTAGACCGTATCTTTGAAGATTTAACTGAAGCACATCCTTTACTTTCAGCAATCAACTTCCAAAACTTAAACACTTTAACGGCTCGTGTAATTACTTCAGAGCCAGAGGGTTCATTCGTTTGGGGTAAAGTGTTTGGCGAAATTAAAGGCCAATTAGATGCAGCGTTCACTGAAGAAACATTTGGTCAAAGCAAATTAACTGCATTTGTAGTATTACCGAAGGATTTAGAAAAATTCGGTCCAGCTTGGATTGAAGCGTATGTACGTGCGCAAATCACAGAAACTTATGCAGTAGCATTAGAGCAAGGTATTGTTATGGGTGCTGGTCCAACTAAAAATGAACCAATCGGTTTGATTCGTGATTTAAAAGGCGCTATTGATCCAACAAATGGCCATGCAAAGAAAGCAGTTGCTGGTACATTAACATTTGCTGATTCAGCAACAACTATCAAAGAACTAGCTGCTTTAAACAAAGCATTATCAACGAAGGAAAATGGTAAGTCGGTTACTATTGATGGCAAAGTTGCATTAATCGTAAATCCAGCAGATGCATGGTTAGTTAAAGCTCAATACACTATCCAAAATTCTTTAGGTGCTTTCATTACTTCATTACCATTTAATGTACGCATTATCGAATCGCGTTTCCAAGAAGCAAACGAAGTAACGGCTTTTGTAACTGATCGCTATGACTTCTATACAACTGGTGGCTTACAAGTGAACAAATTCGATCAAACATTAGCGCTTGAAGATTGCAACCTATACACTGCTAAAGGTTTTGCGTTCGGTAAAGCGAAAGACAATAACGCTGCGCAAATCTATACACTTGCGATTCCCAGCTAATGCCGGCTCATTAAACGTGTCGGCTAGTCCGAATGCTAAGAGCGCCAATATTTCATGGGAGGTTGAATAATGGCTACGATTAAAAATAATGGCGTTGTAGTGTCAGAAGATGCTACATCGCCTTTTAGTTTGCAAAATTTAACACCAAATACGGCCTATACCGTCGAAGTTGAAGAAAATGGTGCTACAGGTTCTGTTCAATTTACAACAACGGATATTGTACCTGGTGCCCCAACTGTTACGGTAACAGCCAAAGCAGGAGCCATTGACTTCACAATTGTGGACGGTACAAACGATGGCACAGCGATTACTGGCTATACCATTTATTACACAGATGGCACAACGCCTAAAACACAAAACACTACCACTAAAACAGGTACTATTACGGGTTTAACAGACGGTAAACAATACTCGATTCAAGCGACAGCCAAAAATGGCAAAGGCGAATCAAGTAAATCTACAGCTGTAAACGCAACGCCTAAAACAGCTGTTACCGGTGTGACATTAGATGCTACGACAGCAACGCTTGATATTGCAGGCACAAAACAACTTACGGCAACTGTAGCGCCAACAACAGCGACAAATAAAGCTGTTACTTGGTCTACAAGTGCAGCAGCTATTGCGACTGTAAGCTCAACTGGT